AAACTTTGACCCCATCTACCCTCATATATGATATCACCTTCAAAAGGAAGTATAGTTTTTAAATTTAAATTTTCTTTAAATGTTTTACCTAAATTTATATCAGTACCCCCGTCAGTTACTCGCCTTACAGCACCAGCTTCGGTTTGAATATAATCTGGTTTTTCTGATTCAGGGGAATTAGATGTAAAAGTTGGGTCTGGGATTGCGTTATGGTGGGTATTACTCCACAAATTAACAGGTTGGAAATAGTAGTATTTTTGACTATTTACGCTCCCCTGAATACTTGCGTTGGGTAATGATATTATATAAATTACCTCATTTAGTAGTGGAAAGGATTTTTGATTTGGGAATAGTGGAGAGGCTGTTAATGAAGCATAAGGATCATCACTATTATTAGGCGTGCCTATTAAACTAAAAAACACAGTCCCAATACCCGACCATTCCCCATTAGCTTTAAATTTTTCGGGGTTAGCCTTGTCATCTAATATAATTTCTTTAACCCTAGCAGCAAATATTCCTGGTGATGGGGATGAAGATTTAGTATTAGATTTGGATGTATTACCTGTTGCCCGTTTAGCCATTATTCTTGGTTATCTTTATTATTTTGGAGCTTATCCATTTCAGCAAGTAATTGTTCTTTTTCCTCTTCAGAAATTCCAAACCCACCATCATCATTTTTATTTTGGGCTGCTCTTTGGATTATAGTAGCCATTTTAATAAGAGCTTCATCATTTTTAACTCCGATTTCCATGTATTCCTTAATTAAAGGAACTATAAGTGTTGCATCACCAATATCTGATATTAGGGGTTTCAATTCTGATATAAGCGCAGTTACTTGAGCTTCGCGACGTTTTTGATTGTTGTAAATTTCTTCTAAAATATCCGAAAATTTTTTCTTACCAAAAACTAATGTATCTAATTGTCCCATAGTTTTATTTATAAATATATATAAGAAAAACCCTTAGGATGGAAAGTACCCGTGCTCTAAATAAAATAAATATTTTTCTTGAAATACAGTGTATAAAACCTTTGCAATTTTAGTAATTTTAGGGGTTTTTACATCTATCATTTCACGAATGTAAATATAAAGTGCTTTCTTATTAAAAATATCTATACTTTCTCTTTTACGGAATAGTTCTAAAATGGCATCTGCCACCTTAGCATCGTATTCTTTTGGGAAATATTTGTAAATATTTTCGGTACAATACTTAACGTATAAATCTATAAAGTGTGATAGTTTATCTTCATACTTATACCCACGTAACCCCAACTCATCTAAATGTTCTGATTCATCTTCACCTTCAGTAATCTTACTTACTTCTTTCTCCATCCTTTGAGACTTAATAAATGAAGAATCTGAGGAATTTAAGTTTGAATAGTTACTTAGATCTGAGATTTGAATGTTTTTTAGTTTATTCTTATAATTTTTTTCATTATAAACTATAAGCCAACGTTTAACTATTGTTCCAAAATAAGAATAAGCCTTAGCACCCTTTGAAGGATCAAATAGGTGGATTTTGGATAGTAAAAACGTTATTATCTCATGTTGGAGATGTTCTAAATCCTCAACTTCAGTATGGTAAAACTTGAATGTGTGGATGATATTTTCGGTTAATTTGTAAAAGGGCCAATGAATATGGTTTTGATACAAATTGCTTCGTTCTTCAGGGTCTGAAGAGTTATTATATTTAACAATAGCATCTTCAGCATCTTGAGTAAAATATCTTCTATTTTGCTTTTGACTCTTATGTTTTCTAATTATTTCATCCATGAGGGGTTTATTAAGATTTTTTCAATTTAAAGTCATTTAAGATTTCTTGAATCTTTTTAACTTGGTCAAAGAAAAAACCCACCTCATCATCTGAACGAAATGAACCTTTGTAATCTAACTTCTTCAATTTTTCATCTGAAGCCTCAATTACTTTGGAAATTTTTTCTAAATATATAAGATACCCAACCACAATATCCTCGGCTCTTTCATTTTTCCGCAATAGGTTAAAGGTCGTGAATCCTAAGACCACGACCAAAACCGATAAAACTGATATTACTACTGTTGTAATCATAAATTATCTAACATATTTTTTAACCCTTCACTTTTGATAGAACCTAAAGCTTTAGATTTCGATGAGGTGCTAGTTTTTCCTTTAGCACTGTCACCCAATGTAAAATTTTTCTTTGAGGCATCCACGTTACCCTTCAATTTAGGTAACCATTCACGTTCAAACTCAACCCGTGCTGCCATTAAATCGGCCTGATGTAGGATAAATGGGAGTGAAGTACGAGGTTTTTGCTCTGGCATGTATGAAAATAAGTATTTTTTATTGGCGTCATCATACAAACCGTCATGGGTCTGGATTGCTAACATTTCATTGAATGTATACGTTATTCCATGCGATTGCAACATAAACAACCCACGGTCTGGGACCGAAGCAAATGGGACCTGAGTGTTGAATTTATAATCTTCACCTAGTTTCTCTCTCCTCCATTTGTCGTCCTGAGGAATGTATGATTCATTTTCTTCATCACCCATCTTACCTAAATCATGGTTGATAGCTGAGAATACAAGTTCTTCGGTAGTAAACGTTGTCATATCAGCTCCAAAACCTTCCCATACTGCTGAGAATGAAAGTGCTGCTTTGACAACCCTATTAACATGCTCAACATACCCTCCAGGAAAAGCATTATGATATTCCTTTTTATGGGCCGCAGGCATTAATATTACACGTTCTTGATACTTGTTATAGAAATCAATTAATTTCTGTTTTCTATCTCCCGTAATGTGAGTTTCGATGTTTGTGATAAACTCTACCCAATTCAATTGGATTTGTTCTGCTGTTAAATTCATAACTTTTATTTAAATTATTAACCGTTTCTAAGTGGTGACATATCTCTTTCAATAATAGCTTTTAAATCGGCTACTACTTCTCCTAACCCTTCTAATTCTTTCTTGAATTCGCTAACGGGAGATTGTCTACTTAAGAGATAACTTAATGTTTTGATTTTCCCTTCGATTTGGGTAAACCTTTTGTCTACTAACTGTTCATTTTTCATATTATTAACTATTTATTTTTATACACCTCGGGTACCTTTATACCCCTTATACCCCTGTTTTTCCAATCCCTCTCTCATCCCCCATTCTTTAAAACCCCTGTATTATGAATTTACGTGGAAGAAATCTGGTATCCAAGTTAAGATTGAAGACTTTTTGATTTTTGGAGAATTTTGACTAGTAATGCACATTTCTCATATTCTTCATGTTGTTCAAAAAAACTAATCCCTAATTTTAGAGATGTATCTAAGTACTCATCTGAATATTTGTCTATGGCTAATAATGTGTCTGGGTGGTCTATGTCGATTTTATTGATGTATGACCATGCTCTATTGTATATAACGAATTCACCTGCCTCCTTCATATCCTCCATGTCAAGTTCTTGGTTTGCGTTTTTAAAAAACTTAATAACTTTTTTATTAAAATTAATATGATTTAAAACCAACTTCTTATACATCCCAATCCAGTAAATTGGAGTTTGGGTAAAGTCAACATGAACCTTTTCATTAACCCCATCAAGATTTTCATCTTTAGAGAATAAAGAAAATATATTTTCTACGTTCATTTTTTGATTATACATATTTTAGATTGACCCCGTTACCCGAGAATATGCGTACTCCCATCTTTCTTTGGTAGTTTTAAACCTATGCTTGTCTTGATTTTCCATTTTTTTGAGTTGAGAATCAAATTCCTCTTTTAGATTTTTCTTCTTTACCTTAGTAAAAATCTCATAAAAGGCATCTTCATAGTGTCCCATAGTTGTAACGTTTATATTATTTCTCGATATGAGTATAAATATAAACACCATTAGGGGGATAGCCAAGCTACCCCCCTTCTCACCACAATGGGTGTGCACCTGACTGCGATCGTGGACCTTCCTGGGTTCGAACCAGGGACCTACTGATTATGAGTCAGTTGCTCTAACCATCTGAGCTAAAAGTCCTATGCGGAAGATGTAGGATTCGAACCTACGGTACCTTGCGGTACGCTGGTTTTCAAGACCAGTGCATTCGACCACTCTGCCAATCTTCCAATACCCGTGAACCCAATAGGAGTCGAACCTATAACCGTCGCCTTAGAAGGGCGATGCTCTATCCAATTGAGCTATGAGTCCATAAAAAGAGAGGTTTCGGGTCTTTCGGGCATTCTGTGTTATATCTAACTCATCTGCTTCTCCTAATGCCTTTTTGACGTCAGCGAGATTAAAGATATAACATACAGCTTCACTACCTCTCTTTAGTACTACTGGCGGGAATCGAACCCGCACGAACATTACTGTTCAAGGGATTTTAAGTCCCTCGTGTCTACCTATTCCACCACAGTAGCATTTAAGGGGGCTTCACCTTTATAGCGCGCTTTCAGCATCAAGGTCCCGACCTAAGCAATCCGTCGATTGTGATCTTAGGATATTACGTTTTACTCCCCCTATTAGAGTTAATCTGCTTTATTAAGTTGTTCTTCAATAGCATCAATTTCAACCTGAAGTTGAGCAAATTCTTCAACAACATTTTTTGCATTTGGGTTATTTGGGTGGTAATCCCAAACTTTACTTTGCAATCCAAGTAAAAATGCTAACTCATTAATCAATTCAATTTTTAAATCTTTATCCATAACTTATTATTTTATTTGTGTGTAATGTACGAAATATTCTTTAAATATCCCACTCGTAAGCTGCCATCTGCAAACAAGTGATGGGAGAAGCATGTGGGTGTAATTGCATAATTGTAAGAGCTTCTGCTATAACTTCACAATTAAGTCCCGAATCTTCAATGCGTTGGACCAATGAGCAAAATTCTGGGGTAAGTGTGTTTTGATAATCCATTATTTCTTGATGATTACTTCTAGATTATTATCTTCAAAACGGATTCCTACTACTTCTCCTCCATTTTCACTTTCCTCAACTTGCTTAAGGAATTTATTCAAATCAAATGAACGGAAGAAAAATCCCCCTTGTGCTTCACCATCAGTGAAGTCTTCTTTCCAAAATATTTTACCTTCAAACATAACTTTTATTTTAATTAAGTGAAAATGTGTATTTACCGTGATTTATAGTGTATAATTCGTCATCATAATCCTCAAGCATATCCTCCAGCGCTTGGTTATAACCACGCATGTATACAAGCTCACTCTCGGAATATTCTCGTGAAGGCATCAACATTTCTAGTCGATTATCTTCAATAGTTGCTAATAATGTTTCTTTGAATGTCATCATTTTTTCAAACTAAAAAGTATTGATTTAATAGTACCTTGTAAGTATCCAATAATTTGGGGGTGTGGGGTTTTTTCATTCCACATTTTTTCGGATTCATCTAAATTCTTTTGAAGATAGTCGATAACAAATTGTTCTTCTTTTTTATTCATAACCTTTAATTATTAATAACAGTGATCTCATTCATTGCTAGGTCACACATTTCAATACACTCATCATCGGTGATGAAACCATTAGCATAACCTGCAATTAACTCTAAAACTTGATCTTCTTTTTTATTCATAACCTTTATTTCTTAATACCCCTAAATATACGAAAGGGATCCTGGGGAGCCAAATCCTTAGATATACCTCTGCCCAAGTATTTTAACTGCTTCTTTAGCTTCTTGAAGAGGGATCAAGAAAAATTCTCGATGATCATTAACACGGTGTGAAGCAAGATATTTGTGGACCTCACCTTCAAGCTGTTCCCCATTAAAGCAGTGGAAAGCCCATTCTACTTTATAAGGTAAAACTACTCCAGTAGCATTAGAAATTTGTTTTGCACGTTCATCAGGGGTGTTCTTAGTATAACCTATTTTATAATAACCCGGTAAAGTAGGATTCGAGAGAATATAAACCCAAGAGTCAAAATCTCCATCACGGTTAGCATAAGTGGAAGTAGAACGAGCAGTATAGTAAGTGACCTCATCCCAACCATCACCCTTAGGAGAAGGAGTCAAAGTAAAATACTCGGCTTTTTCTACACCTTTAGAGGTGAAATCTTCATTACAAGGAATATACTGTTTAGCTTCCTCAACTGTTATTCTTTTCATTTCTCCAATTTAAAAAAATTATACCAAAACAACACCCACATAAAAAAGAAGGGACTAGGGAAGTTGTAAACCAAGAGATAGCATAAAAAAAAGTGGCTACCAAAAGTAAAAATCGGTTTTGAAGTCTAATATTCATAGGGCTCGTCTCGAAAATTCTCCTTCTAACAATAAGTGATCCAGACATACGTATATATTATCCATTATTCACGATTTTAGTTGTAGATAGATCATTATATTTTTCAACGTATATAACGCGAGGAATAAATTCTTCACCGACTATGGTGCGATCACGATACTCCGCGCCTATACACATTATATGTGGCGAATAATCGCGTATTTTTGCCCGCAGTTCATCATCCGAACCAAATGTAGTAACCTCATCGATATAGCGGATTGATTTTAAAAACTCGGTACGGTGGTGAAGA